GGTAAGTATATGACGGACACCATGCATCGCGTGCCTGAACAAAAAACAATGACAACCATAAAGAAATTGAGGAAGAATGACTGATTTTAGTGATCGTCTCTATGTACGCCATGAGAACGTAGATAATGAAATTGACTGGACATGGGTCAAGGAAGATACAGGTTCATGGGATGGTCCAAGAGACGATTGGTTATTCTCTCACAAACACAAGTATTTCGAACATGTGAAGCAACGCCGCGTTGTCATCACGGCGGGCGGCAATATGGGGCTCTATGCTCGCCTGTATTCCAAGCTGTTTGATCACGTCTATGTCTTTGAACCCGACATTTTGAACTTTCATTGTCTGGTCATGAACACTCAATGCATGAACGTCTTCAAGATGAATTGCGCCCTTGGCTCGGAAGCCAAGTTGGTGGCCATGGACGTAGGCAGTCATACCAATCGCGGCATGTTCAATGTCCTATCAGGCATCGAAGGAACGGTGCCGATGATCAAGATCGACTCATTCAATTTTCCAATCGTTGATCTTCTCCAACTGGACGTTGAACGCGTCGAATTCGATGTGCTGATTGGAGCCAAGGAGACGATTGACCGTTGTCGTCCAGTCATCGTCGTCGAATGTGGTAAAACCGATCCCATTCGTAAGTTTATGGAAGAAATTGGTTACAAAGACGTGGAACAATCGGCCGCCGATACCATCTGGATACCTAAGTAACCGAAAATACTAAATAGTTCCATGTTATCAGTTAGCCCACGGGAAACCTGTAATGGAACAAAAAAAGAAGAAAAAGAAACTTGAGCCTATATCTGTTAAAGGCGTTGGAAAACGCGGAAAGAATCCGTTTGTTGATTTTAATCCGCGAGACCCTGATCCGAAAAGATTCGCAGAATCTGTAGCTCAATCCCTTCACAACAAATCTACATCGTCCGATCTTCCGTTCGATCTTCTGTTTGAAGTCTTTGAACGTGGGATCGATGACTATTTTGATTCAGGCGTCAACACCAATCGACCCGAGGTGACTGCGCAACAATGGGCGTTTGCGCGCGTCAACTCCTTCATCTCTGGCGGCCGAGCCCTAGAGCTTGACGAAGACTTGGTGACGGAAGCCAAGCAATACCGCATCACCAAACAAACCTCCAATAAATCATTAGGTCGTTTAGCCCGTCGCACCGATGCGCTCGGGGCACAAGCGCGTGCCGAATTGGCCTCGCGACGCCCTGATGTGTATTCCAACAAAAGCGAGGCGTCGAAGAAGCTCGGAGAAGTGCTGCACGGCAAGACCAAGCTCGATCATCCAACGGCCAAGAAGATCATCCGCACCCTGGGGCTCAATCCGAAATCCGCCGCTGCCAAGACCTTGACCGCCACGGGGCGCGCCCATGAGCAACGCCAGCAACAGATGGCCCTACGCCGCAAGATCACCAAGGAAGTGAAGGCCAAGTACAAGGTCAACGCCACCAAGAGTCAAGCTGAACTGATTGATGCCCTGACCAAGCTTAAGGCCGTATATACCGCGCCGCCTGTCCAGGCCACACCGATTCATGCACCGAAAACCCATGACGTTCGATCAAGTCCAGGTGGACCCAATCTGCATCTTCCGAGACGCAACGATATCAATCCTGATGTTGGACCGAAACCAAGTCCTAAGGCAGGTTTACTGACCCGTATCACTTCCCTACTCAAGAGAAAGAAATAATGGCAAAATTAGATGCACACACAGCCAATGAAATCCTGAAGGCTACAAAAACCAAAGGTAAGGATTTTCATACTCTACATTCCAGCGATGTTGAAGCGCTTTTGACCTATGCTAAGAAGCATAAGTATCGCAAAGACAAGTCGGCTCCAGGTTCAACTGGACGTATGTTTCATCAACATTTGACTCGCCTTGCGTCGAAAGTGAATGAAGACACTCTTACTGAAAGAAATCGCCGTCTACGTCGCAAAGGCTTCCTTCGCAATCGTTCCAAGGCACTCGATGGCGACGGCAATCTGGTTGCCAAGGATGGTAATATAAAAGGCAAGGTCGTCAAGGAAGAAACACTGACGGAATTGTCGAAGGGAACTTTGAAGTCCTACCTCATTAAGGCGATGGACAGTCGCGATGCTGAGTATCATGCGTCGGATGATTCATTCAATCGTTCCCAAGACAAAGGCAACAGTAAAGAGTATCGCAAGAAGCAATTGTCACTCTCGAAATTCCATGCGCGCAAGTATGATCGGCGCAATAAAGGCATCCGCCGCGCAACTGACAAGTTTCTCAACAAAGAAGACCTTGCCACTGCGATAAATAATTTGACCGAAGAACAGTTTCAGGATTTCTACCTCGACTTGATCTATGAACATTCGGTAGAGGAAGCCGATCAATTCTTGGCGGAACTGTCAAAGAAAACCCTCAACTCCTATGCGGTCAAGGCCAACAGAAGCGAAGGCGGCGCAAAACCCAATAGCCGCGTTTGGAACAATCGCGTCAATGGAATAAATAACGCAGAAATGCGTCTTGGCGGCAAATACAGTAATTACAAAAAGTACCATAGGGAAGACGTTCAACCACTCAACGAACTGTCGAAGAAGACCCTCAATAGCTATCTCGATAAAACCACTAAGTATCAGGGTCAAGTTTATGACCGTGATGTGGATTTGAAAGTCGCCAAACGCCGTGAAGAAGGTCGGGTTAAGGCTCAAAATCGTAAGAATGGTGTCATGAATGACAAAACCAAACCCCGTTATCACAACGGATTTAACAGACTAAAAAAATATCGTGCTGACTAAGGAAAGGATAGTAAATTGAAAAAGAGAATATTGAAGGAAGACATTGGGCATTTACATCACCTTGCCAGCTTGGCAGCCGACCCCGACGTTCATGCGACGGTCGCTGCCACCATTGGTGGCTATGCCTCACTCGCGGGCTATGATCGCGCCATGAAGCACAGAGAAAAGCGTGCTGCACACAAAGCTGGTAAGAAGATGATCGCGGGCATGACGGGGTCGAAACCTAAGTCTGTCCACCACAATCTTATAGACCGCGTCAAGAAGCTCCATAAAGGTCTCAAAGACCGCGTTGAAAAGAGTTTCACCAAGGAAGACTTCGATCCGACCGAAATCTACATGACCGAAGAACGATTTCTCGAATTCGTCGATTACATGATGGAAACTTATGAAGAAGACGACGTTATCGAGCTTCTTCAAGAATGGGCTGGCGCTAAGACTATGAAGAAAGCCAAAGTTGTGGGTAAGAAGGCTGTCAGAAAAGTCAAAAAATACATGAATGACACTGACGGTTGATTGCTACTAAATACTAAAAAGACTACGGGCAACGTCCCCAATAATAATAAAAAAGGATACTAACGAATGCCATTATGGACAATGACTGACGACGCTAATGGAGCGCCTATTTCCATTAGCGCACAGTTGAACAAAACCCCAAATACGGCAAATCGTAACGCAGCATACGGTAACACAACGGCAGATGCCTTCTTCACAGGTCAAACGGTTGGTGTCTATGCAGTAGATGATACCGAAATTGCGGTTGGGTCTATTCTTGCGTCGGCGGTTGCCGCTAATAACCACGGTTCAGGTGGTTCTTACGTTCCAGGCGATCAAATCACAGCCAACGCCGCGGGCGCTACATTCTCGTCACCCGCAAAGTTTCAAGTTACCACAACGCGTGTTCGCACGGTGACGATTTTGGCGGGTCATCTGGGCACAGGTTACGCCAACAACGATACGGTTACCGTCAATAATGGCACGATGACGACTAACGCCGTCTTTACGGTCACCACGGGCGCGTCGAACACCTCGATTGCCTCGCTGGCCTTGACGACCAATGGTGTCTTCACAACCAATCCTACTCTGGCCAACTGTGATCTTAAGAACGTCACAGTCGCCAACGCTTCGGCCAACGGCGCGCAAGCGACGCTTACAATGGGTGTTGATACCCTATCAATTGTTGATCCTGGTAGCTACTCGGTAGTTCCAACCAACATCACATCGATGATTGGTGCAGACGGTGCGAACGGCTCGGGTACGGGTCTGACAATGGCCGTGACGTTTGGTAATCACCAACGCAAGGGCATACCTCATACAGGTTGGGTAAAGCGCACAGTGGGCACAGGCGGGCGCGCGGGTCGCGTTCACTACGAAGTTCTCGTTGCGGGCGAACCCACATCAGACGGTAGCGACGATTCAATTCTGCCAAATAGCTAAGGCTAGGATTAAATCATGGCTGCAAATACTGCACAGAAGGTTTCAGCTTATCAGGCGTGTACGGCTCCCAAGGCCGTAGACGCGCTGATGATTCTCAGCGCCAATACCGCTAACGGCGCAACCGAACCTTTTATCACCAAACACGCGACGGTCGCCCAACTCACGGCGAACATCACGTCGAATACCATCACATCCAACACCATTCAGGCTACCATTGTGTCATCGAATACTGTCTTGTTGTCATCCCATTCGACACCAGCAAGCAATTCGGCCAATGGCCTTAGCGTCGGACAAATGTGGGTTGATGATGGCTACATTTATGTGGTCTGCACGACGGGCATTAAGAGGGCTACCCTTTCGGACTTTTAATGCAAGCTTGTAGTGAACTTTTGACTGATGACAATTTCCTTCTCTATTGTGCATCCCATTATGACCGACGACACTATGTTGATGATGAAGAATTCTATACCGATCTGAACAGGATCAAGTATATCAAGAAGCTATTCACTCGTTATGAACAAACAGGCGAGTTACGAGAACGGCTGATACTCAATCATATTATCGTTCTCAACAATGTATTCGGGCCAGTGCATACACCCCGAATAATATTCTTGAAACTGAAGGACCAATTCACATTGGTCAAACCATTTCTCATTCTGCTTAATATCCTACCCGAGACCTTTGTTAACATCGGGACGGCAAATACCTTGTATTATACAGACGATTATTCGCTGGATATTACTATAACAGAAAGATTACGGGCGCTATGAAGCACGTTGTAGAACTTGATGAAGGCTTCGCAGTCTTTAAGACCTATGAACAAGGTCCAATCAAGTATGCCCGAGTCGTTGCGAGAACTTCGACACTTAAGGAAGCTATGAAACTCGCGGAAGATGTTGGTATGGGAGGCGGTGGTGCCGTCCCTGTAAATAATGTGGGTCAAGGTAATATTGCGGGCCTCGATATAGGACTCCGCAGAAGCGGAAAGAAGAAGAAAAGGAAATGGATTACATCGCTGATGCCATTGCGCTCCTAAAGTATTTCGGGCTGGACAATCCCGCCGAAGCTGGCGGATGGATCGTAGCTTGTATGGCAATTGCTTTTACATTATGGCGCATCAAGGTTATGGACAAGCGAATGGACGTGTATGCAGATAAGGTTGCGGAAGTTATCAAGACGCAACAAGAGGAATGGCGAAAGATAGTCTCACGTAACGACGATATGACTTACGATATGTTAGAGACTTCTACCAAAACGATGACGGCGTTAACGGAAAAGATCAACACGTTACAGTTGATTCTTCTACAAAACGGAAAGAAGTAATGCAAAAGCTCGACAAACTGATTGATGAACTACCATCTGAAAATCCCAAACTTCAAGATCAGTACAATCGTTTTAAGAAAGCCAAAGAACGTTTGAAGCTCAAGATAATCTCGTTAGGACGCGTTTGCGCGAACTCGGAAGATTCCGAAGTCAACGCCGTGGACCTAAAACCTGATTTTTAAGATTTACTTTTTTACCATTTTGAGCTATAATACCTTCATAATTTACGATGTTGGCAATTTTCTTCATGCCATCTTTTTAGATTTCCAGGTGTGGTAATAGTTCCGCACTTGGAACATGCACGCTTGATTTTAAGATGTGCGCCTGCATTTGGGTTCCCAAAATTAGGATTGTTGGTTCCTAATTTTGTTACTCGCTTTTTTTCGCGAGTGATTTCTGAATCTGGTCCGCGACTTTCTCCTTTCTTAAATGATCCTTTATTTGTCCGAAGAATTTTCATTGGATTGTTTGTTTTCATTCGATTTGACGTATTACGGCGCATTTCGTCTGTATTAGTATCTAATCCTCCTCTGTTACAGTTATATCCATTGTTGTATGAATCATATAGCTCAATGTAATAAGGCTCCATTTCAACAAGTGTATGACGCCTATCTTCATGTTCATAGATAATTTCAAATGTAAAAACATCGCGCCCATGTTTTTTCATAGAATTGTATAATGGTCGATTTATTCGTTTATAATCTGTTCGGTGATTTGACCATCTTTCTTTGGGATCATGTGTAAAGCCAATATATGCTTTATTGGTTATTGTATTTGTAATTTTATAAATGTAATACATTAAGCGGTGCCCGTTTTGTTGTGACACCACTATTTATACTGAGTTTTTTATGGACCTTTGGTTACAACATAAATATATAATATTGTTATCTAATCGCTTAGAAAATTTTACGCAGAAGTCGTCTAATCTATTTAATTGCAGATGCCCCCTATGCGGCGACTCTGAAAAGTCCAAATCGAAAGCGCGAGGTTATATCTACCAATACAATGGCAATTACATATTCCACTGCCACAATTGCGGCGCATCCCGACGTTTCGAAAAGCTTCTCCAGGAATTGGAACCGACCATCTACTATGATATGGTCAAGGAAAGCATTGCCGAACGCGGTCACATCCCCGCCAATACCTACATCCCCCAAGTCAAGAAGGTAGACGTTGCCGATGGCCTGAAAGCCCTCAAGCGCGTCTCGGACCTACCCAAGACACACATGGCGCACCGCTACCTATTGGGTCGTAAACTCCCCGAAGCTCGCATCGCACAGCTATTCTTCTGTGACGATTATCGAGCCTATGTGAATAGTTTCCTACCCGACAAGCTCAAGTCTAATGCCCATGCGGTACCCAAGATCGTTATCCCGTTTTTCAACCGCAACGGTGACCTATTCGGGTTTCAAGGTAGGGCGCTGTTAGAAAAAGACGAAATCAGGTATCTTAGTATTATACTTGACGAAAGCCAACCAAAAGCGTATAATGTTGACAAAGTGGACTTCAACCGTCGTTACTACGTGTTCGAAGGTCCCTTCGATTCCATGTTCATCGATAACGCTATGGCAGCATGTGGGTCCGACGTTCTGTCGGTCCTGAACAGTCTCGGCTGTTCGCGTGAGAACGGCGTTATCATTTTCGACAACGAACCCCGCAATCATGAAATCGTTCTGAACGTAGCCAAGGCTATTCAGTACGGTTGGAAGGTCGTTATCTGGCCCCCTGATTGGGAATTCAAGGATATCAATGACGGCATTCTTGGCGGCGAAAACGCGTCCTGGATCAATGCCCTCATTGATGAAAATACATTTGACGGACACTACGCCAATCTCAAACTAAATAGCTGGAGACGTGACAATGCTTGATTGGATATGGAAAACCCCTGCACCTCCCACCGAACCCAAACCGAAACATATTCCGATTGAAATTCGTCTTCATACCGAGTTCAACGGTGATCTTATCTCGTGCGCCAAATGGTTCGCCAAAAATTACAAAGAAAACCTATGGTCTGATTTGATTATGATGCAAGTTTTATTGATTGAAGAAATGAGAAAACAACTTGAAAGTTATCCTAAGAAGTAAGACTGAACCGTTTACCTATACTGATGATGATCCGCAGACAACCGAAGAACTTATCTCTTACACGGCGCGCGTTTCTAACCCTGTCAATCAGACAAATTTCGAAACATCTGAAAAGCTTATTCAGTATCTCCTAAAGAAGTCACACGTCTCACCCTTTGAAATGGTGGACTTGACTATGGAGATAAAAACAACGCGCGATATCGGTCGCCAGATTCTGCGGCACCGATCCTTCTCATTCCAAGAGTTCAGCCAACGCTATGCCGAAGTCGAAGTCTGCGATGATAACATGCAGGTTCGCGAATGTCGCCTGCAAGATAAACACAATCGACAAAACTCTATACCTACCAAGGATCAATTTTTAGAAGATCGTTGGAATAGGATGCAATGGCAAGTTTACGATAAAGCGGCCGCGATCTACAAAGAGGCTATCTCACTCGATATTGCCAAAGAACAAGCCCGTGCCGTCTTACCCGAGGGGTTGACCCCGAGCACTATGTATATGAAAGGCTCCCTGCGATCATGGTTTCATTATTGTCTGGTGCGTTGTCATCCTGGAACCCAAAAGGAGCATCGCGAAATAGCTCATGAATGTTGGAGAATCATCCAAAACCAATTCTCGTTTTTCAGGGGGTTGGATATCGAGAAGTTATCAATTCGTTATCAAGAAATGTTCGAAACTCTTTTGGAGGAATGCTATGACCGATGACAAGCGAGTAATTGATACGACTAAACCATCTATAGAAATTGATCATACACCTCCTAAAATCACTTTAACACATCCTGAATCAGGGTCGGTTGAAGTGACACCTGATGGTATCACCATGACTAATGTCGCTGGGGAAAAAACTGTTTTCCCAACAGTAACATCTGGTGGCACAGGCGAGTTTGAACCTGTATCTCTTGCTGAACCTGCTACTTATAAATGGGAAGACACCACATCAATGGATGGGGGTTCACCTATGGCTCCCCCAAGTCCTGAATTTATTGCTACAATCCAAAATGGAGAAACTGAATTGAAATATACCTATAAACTTGAGAAGCAAGACACGCGCGTCTGTGCCGATGCCGAAGCTTTTGCTGGCCTCGCCGCCCATGAAATTTGGGCTGTCACTATCGAAGAAGACGGCAAATGGTATGCCGCTATTTCTGCCTATGTCTGGCGCTTGAACGAACAGAATACCGTTCCTGCCAATCGCTATCTACAGGCGCGAGCAAGCGATAGCATCGCAGTCTTCGACCATGACGTGAAGGTTGCCGATTTCACGCTGCCGAAGAAAGCCCAAGTGTTGTTGGACAAACTGAACTCGTGAGATAGGGCCGTCAAGTTCTACTAATGCCTAAATACAGACAAAAAGGAAAATTGTCTGTGTTTAAGCAAGGTAAGTATTATACTTGGTATTTCGCTATCATCGATTACGCTCAAAGACAGGATCGTCAGAAAGGCGACGGTGGAGTTTATGAAAGACACCACGTTATACCAAAATCTCTTGGGGGGAGCAACGACAAGAGAAATTTGGTTCTCCTAACTCCACGAGAACATTATATTTGTCATCTGTTATTACCCAAGATGTGCATAGACCAACGGCACATTTATAAGATGACTTATGCTTTTTTCTCAATGGCCAAAAGCGAATTACATCCTAATCGATATAGTTCGCGCCTATATCAGATTCATAGGAAAGCTATGATCGAAAATGTGTCTGGCGAAAAGTCTGTTCATTGGAAGAAGCGAAAATCCAAAGAGCAAACGGACAAAATGGTGGCCACGCGACGCCAACGGGGACAGTGTGACCCAGAAAATAATGGTATGTATGGTAAGAAACATACTAAGGAAAGCCTACAACTTATTAGTCAAAATCGAAAAGCTGTAGTCAATATAGACACAATGATCGAAGCGAATCCTTTTAGTAAAAAGATTACTGATGGAACTGTGGTATATCGGTCTTTCCGAGAAGCAAGCCGTCTGTTAGGGGTGCATAGACGAGTAATCAAACGGATGTTAGATGATGGAACTATGTTTTATATGGATAAAATAGAATGAGCACAACCGATGGCCTGATTTCGATTGTTTTTAAG